ATCCTGCAGTGCTTCATGGTACAGAGGCTGTAGTACCTCTTCCAAATAATCGTTCTATACCTGTTGACTTACAAGGAAATGCAGGCGGAACAAATAATGTAACTGTGAATGTTCACATGGCAGAAGGAACAGCAGATTCTAAAACTGCTTCTGGAGATAGTCAACAAGGTACAAATCTAGGAAATGCTATTGCACTCGCTGTACAGAAAGAGCTGCAAAATCAGAAACGTTCTGGCGGCATTCTTAATCCTTATGGAGCGGCATAATGGCAACTACAAAATATCAATTCACACTAGCTCACACGGACTTAAATACTCTTTTGGGTGCTACTGATCCTGTTAGACAAAGTACAGATACTCGTATTATAGTTGCAGATAGAGGTTTAAACAGACAAATCGAATTTTCTCTTCTTATGGCAAAGTTTGGGGACGGATATGAACAAAGAGCAGTTGATGGAATTAATAGTAAACAGGAACTTTTTGGATTATCTTTTAAAAATAGAGATTATAAAGAAGCAAATTTAATTGCTGCTTTTTTTGATTTAAAAAGAGGTTCAAGTTTCGCTTTAGAGATTACTAACACAAAAGATGTAGAAAGTGCAAACCCTACAGATGTTCATGAAACGATAAAAGTAGTTTGTGAGGGGTACACTCTAAACTATGTTACTGATAGAGTAGCTTCTGTTACTTCAAATTTGCGAAGAGTATATGAGCCCTAAGTAAAATGACAGATTTAATTGATACAGTACAGAAAACAGCTTTAGATGATGCATTTATTGAATTGTTTGATGTAGAACTTAAATATAAAGGCTCAAATGGAGCTGTTCAAACAGAACTGCTTCATTTAACTGATGGATTAGAGGATCCTAATGCGTTTAACTTATGGATGCCTTATGAAGAAACAGGTGGAACAACAACTTGGGCACAATATTTAGCTTGTCCCATACAAATAGAAGGAATTTCAATTGATAACGCGGGAGCAGCTTCTCGACCAACTTTAAATGTTGCAAACGTTGCTGCTATTGCAAGAATAACTGATTATGATGATACTTTAACTCCCTCTACAGCGCCTCATCCAGCACAGGAGGAAACAAATATTGATGCCATTCTTCAGGGATTGAATATTTCAAAAAATGAAGATATTTTAGGTTCTATAATAACTTATAGAAAAACTTTACTAAAAAATACTTTTATAAGGGCTAATGATAATAATACATATAGATGGTATCCATATGATCATCCCACAAAAACTGGAACGGGTACAGGAATTTATACGGAGAATCAAGCACCAACTGCAATAGAATTTCCAGAGCAAAAGTTTGTAATTGATAGAGTAGCCGGAGAAAATAACATATTAGTGCAGTTTGAGTTAGCAAACCCTTTGGATGTACAAGGTTTGCAAGTTCCAAATCGATATGTTATAGGAAAATACTGTCCATGGGAATACAAAGGAGCGGTAGCTGGCTCTGTAAAATCTGGTTGCCCTTGGAGATCCACTGGATATACCACTCGAGGAGCTTTTGAACAAAATCCAACTACTCCATATGCAACGAATGACGTAGTTACCAATGGAGGACAAAGGTATTATGTTATTGGAGATCCTACTCATGCTGGAGTAGAAAGTTCTGTTGCTGCAGATAATACAGCGCACCCTGGAACTTGGGGACTAGGCCCTTGGTTTGATATAGATAATAATCCTACTACACAAGCAAATGATGTTTGTGGAAAAACTATACAATCTTGTAAATGTAGATTTCATCCTAAAACTTCTGCAAGTTCGAATGCGGTTCATCAAAATACAGATCGTGGACTGCCTTTTGGAGGATTTCCTGGAAGTCGTAAGTTTAAGTAATGATTGAAGAAATACAACAACACTTTGAAGCATCATATCCCAGGGAAGCTTGTGGCATTATTGGAATTGTACAAGGAAAAAAGAAATGGTTTCCTTGTACAAATGTAGCAGAAAATGAAGATGATTTTATACTATCATCTGACGAGTATTTTGAAATAGTTAAGCAATGCGATATATTTGCAATTGTGCATAATCATCCAGATGCAAGCAATGAACCAAGCCCTGCAGATATAAACAACTGCAATGCTTTAGGAATACCTTACTGGATTTTTAGTTATCCAGAAATGGATTTATACATCTTAGAACCAGAACAAAAAAGTTATCCTTTAGTTGGACGAGAGTATGAGTTTGGTGTAAGAGACTGTTTCGAAGCAATGAGAGACTATTTAAAGTCAAAAAACATAGAAATACCTCCCAGGGTTCCTTTTGAAGATAATTGGTGGGATAAGAATATTGACTATTTTTCTGATCAAATTATAGAAAAGTGGGGTGGCAAAAAAGTTTCTATGGAAGAGGTTCAAAAGAATGATGTTTTAATATTTAAAGTAAAACATGATGTACCTGATCACTGTGGAGTATACATTGGTGACAATAATTTTTTTCATCATGCAGAAAATAGACTGTCCTGTAGAGAGCCTTTAAATAAATTTTGGATGAAAGCATTAGTAGGAGTGTATAGATATGGAGCGTAAAGTATATTTAGAAGGATCACTTGCAGAAAAGTTTGGTTCAGAATTTACGATTTATGCAGAGTCAGTTGCAGATGTTTGGAGATGCTTAAATGCAAACTTTCCAGAACTGCATAAATTTTTAATTGATTGTCATGAAAAAGATGTAGGTTTTATTTGCAAAGTTGGCGAAAATCCGTTACAAGAAAACGAAGAGTTACTTTTAAAAATGGATGAAGGAGATGTATTTATATCTCCCCAACCTGCAGGCTCTAAGAGTGCCTTTGCAAAAATTCTAGTGGCGGTTGTAATTATAGCTGCAATGGCTGTTGGTGGTGCATTTGCGGCTGGAGGCTGGGCAGTTGGTGCGGGTGCTACCGGCACCGGCATGTTTGCAGGATTATCAGCAGGCTTAAGTGGCTGGGGTATGTTAGCAGTAGGTGTAGCAGTAAATTTAGCACTAACAGGTATTCAACAGTTAATGGCTCCGGATCCTTCGATGGATATACCTGAAAATACTCCCGAAAGCACTTACTTATTTAGAGGATCTGAGCAAACAATTTTAGAAGGAGATCCTGTTCCCGTTGTCTATGGAGAACTACGAGTTCCTGGTAGACCCATTGGTTTTGAACTAAGAAATAAAGAAAATGTTTATAGTAACTACTACTCAAATGGTGGGTATGGATGGTATCCTGGAAGCGGCAGATATTACTCTGCAGTTTCTATAAGATAGGAAGATATAAATGGCTGAGCCCGTAAAAAGTAATCAACAACATATTTTTATTCACGATGCAATTTGTGAAGGCCCAATTGAGGGTCTTGTTTATGGAGATTCTTCTATCTTTTTCAATGGTCAACGGGTACAAGATCTAGATCCCGATGCTCCTTGGACTCCTGTAAATGCTAAAATAGATTTTTCGAGTAGTAGTGATACTACTGGCTCTAACATAGTACCTGCGTTACCTATTTCTTTTACTGAAAATAATGGTACTCCAAAAAATGATACTTTTTTACTTATAAGAAATGAAGGTATTTCAAAATCTTCAGCGACTTACTCTTATCAAAATAGAGAACTAACAATTACAGGTGCAAGTAATTTTAGTGAAATTTATCGAACATTTAATCCAACAGCGACTGCTGCTGATCAAATTAAAGTTATAGCAGGAAGTTTAACAAATCCAACCATAACAAATGGGGGTACCGGTTATACAACTGCTCCAAGTGTAAAAGTTATTAGAGCAGGTAGTGTTGTTCCAAATGTTACTGCAACAGCTACTCTTAACGGAGACTCTGTAGCTTCAATTACTATTTCTGGTTCAGGAAATGCTAATTTACAAGGAACTTTTGAGTTTGAAATAAGTTCTCCGCCCTTAATTGAAGATCGTTTTATTGTACTTGCAGATCCTGTTACAAATGATATAATGTATGTAGGGGAAGGTCAGTTTAGCTCTGCTTCTGCTTCTACTCTTAAATTTATTCCAACTTTTCAAGATAATTTTACTCCTTGGAATAATAAACTAACAACTTCTCAATACAAAGTACAAGTATTAGAGAGTATAAAAATTAATAGTTTTAATGT